ACCCTCGCATGCCGTTGTTTGCTGAACAGAAAAGCAGCTCGTCGCGTGGGTCGTTCGGTAACGGTTCCTGATAGGAGTCATAAATGGCTTTCCCCACGATTGACAAGCCCTACGGGCTTGCGCCGATTAACCTGAAGGGCGGTATTCCGTTTGCAGGTTCGACTCGGATGATCCCCATCGGCCAAGGCTACGCCACCAACATCTTCAACGGGGATGTGGTTGGTCTATCCAACGGCAACAGCATCATCACCCCCTACAACGCGGACACGCAGTCCGCCGCTGCGGCTGGTGACATTGTCGGCGTCTTCCTGGGCTGCGAATACAGCACCGGGTCGGGCCCGATCTACGGTAAGCTGCGTCAGCAGTACTACCCGGCAAGCACCAACGCCCCCAACGCGGTGGCCTACGTGCTGGACGACCCGAACGCCCTGTTCAAGACAGCGGTGATCGCGCAAGCGCAAGGCAGCGCCAACACCCAACTGAACACCGGCACGACCATCGGCTACATGTCGCCGTCGTTCCTCGGCACCAACGCCTTCCTGATCGCTGGCAACGGCGGCTCGACGGCAACTGGCAACTCGCTGGCTGGTGTTTCGGGCGGCAACCCCACGGTGGCTTCGTCGGTGGCTGGCAACATCCGCCAGACGGTCGGCACCGGTGCGGGCACTTCGCCCTGCCTGCGCGTGATCCAACTGGTGCCTGACACCGCCGTCACGGTGGCTACTGCGCTGTCCTCGTCCCCCTCGGCTGCTACGACCTTCACGGTCGCTTCGACTGCTGGGATCGTCCCGGGCATGCAGTGCGTCATCGACGGCATCAGCGGCACCACGGCGGGTTCCCCGGGCAGCAACCTGACGGTCACGGGTGTGGTCACTTCCACCTCCACGATCACGGTCAGTGCCAGCGTCACGGCCACCAGCGGCGCTTCGGTCAGCTTCATCGGCTACCCCGAAGTCATCGTCGGCTGGAACTTCGGTTACCACTCGTACTTGCTCGCCGCTGGCGTCTGAGGAGTCTGAATCATGGCAATTTCTCGTGCACAGCTCCTCAAGGAGCTTCTCCCTGGACTCAACGCCCTGTTCGGCATGGAGTACAAGCGCTACGCCGAGGAGCACAAGGAGATCTACGAAACGGAGACCTCCGACCGCTCGTTCGAAGAGGAGACCAAGCTCGCTGGTTTCTCTGCCGCTCCGGTGAAGAACGAAGGTCAGGCCATTGCGTATGACAACGCGCAGGAAGCCTGGACCGCTCGTTACAACCACGAGACCATCGCTATGGGCTTCTCCATCACCGAAGAGGCGATGGAAGACAACCTGTACGACAGTCTGAGCACGCGCTACACCAAGTCGCTGGCTCGGGCTATGGCCTACAGCAAGCAGGTCAAGGCTGCGAACATCCTGAACAACGGCTTCAACGCTGCCTTCCCGGGCGGTGATGGTGTCTCGCTGTTCTCGACGGCCCACCCGCTGGTCTCCGGGGGTACCAACAGCAACCGTCCTTCGGTGGCTACGGACCTGAACGAGACCGCGCTGGAGAACGCAGTGATCCAGATCGCTGCGTGGACGGATGAGAAGGGCCTCTTGATCGCTGCCAAGCCCCGGAAGCTGATCATCCCCCCGGCCCTGATGTTCGTCGCAACCCGCCTGCTGGAGACCAACCTCCGCGTCGGCACCACCGACAACGACATCAACGCGCTGAAGAACAACGGCTCGATCCCGGAAGGGTACACCGTCAACCACTTCTTGACCGACCCGAACGCGTGGTTCCTGACCACTGACGTTCCGAACGGCCTGAAGCACTTCGTGCGCGTCCCGATGTCCACCTCGATGGACGCTGACTTCGACACGGGGAACAACCGCTACAAGGCCCGCGAGCGTTACTCGTTCGGCTGGTCTGACCCGCTGGGCGTGTACGGCTCCCCCGGCGCAAGCTGAACGGCTCCGGCGTGATCCAAGGCCCCTTCGGGGGCCTTTTCTTTTGCCTGAGACTGTGCTAGGCTCGGGCTTGCCCGAGACCCCACTTACCCCTAAACCACTGCACCGACCGGCTCGGCGGACTGTCTCCTCAAGACGGTGCGGTATGACGAGGAACCATCATGTCATTCTCAAGCTTCTCCGGCCCGATCCGCTCGGGCACGCAGCGCTACGGCGCAGGCCGCAATACGGGTCTGGTGCTGCTTACGCAGTCCGCTACCATCAACATGAACGGCGTGGCCCTGACTTCTGCGGCTCCGGCTCAGAATTTGTTCACGCTGCCTGCGGGGTCGAAGATCGTCTCGATCATCGCCGACAAGACCGTGGCGCTGGCGGGCAACTCCATCTCGCAGGTTGCGATGATTGTGGGCAATGCGTCGGACGACAACCAGTATCTGGAGTCGGTGAATCTGGCAACGACCAAGGGCCGTGCGGCTCAGGCTACGGTCGACGCGGGGCTTCAAGTGGACGACTGCGACAACATCGGCACCTCTGATGTCATGCTCCAGGCGACTTTCACGGCGACGACGGGCAACGCTGACTCGGGCCAGATCGTGGTCACGGTGAGCTACGTCCAGCGTCAGCCTGATGGTTCAGTGAACCCGACCGAGTACCAGAACTGATTCTGACGCCCCTCCGGGGGCGTTCTCCTATTGGAGTTCACCATGATGCAGACTGACGTCAGTTCAGGTTCAGTGGGCGCAGCCGCAAGCGCGGCAATCACAGCGCAACGGTCTCGGATCAAAGCCATCGCTATGACGTACACCGCCAGCGCGGGTGCATTGACAATTACTGACGGTAACGGTGGTCCTACGCTGTTCGCGTTCACTCCCGCAGCGGCGGCAGGCTCGCTGTACATGCTGCTCCCTGGCGAGGGTATTTTGGCGCAAACGGGTATTTACGCCACCACGGGTACCGGCACCACCGCCACGGTGATGTATGGCTAAGACACCTGCGTGGACGCGTAAGGAAGGCAAGTCTGAAGCTGGGGGTCTCAACGCTAAAGGCCGCGCCAGCTACAACGCAGCCAACCCGGGCAAGCCGGGGCTTAAACCGCCCGCGCCGAACCCAAAGACCGAGAAGGATGCAGCTCGACGAAAGTCGTTTTGCGCAAGGTCTGCGGGACAGGCCAAGATGTTTCCCGAAGCAGCCAAAGACCCGAACAGTCGGCTGCGCAAGGCAAGAAAAGCATGGAACTGTTGACTTGTACGCGTTGCAAGGCCGAAAAACCTGCGTCAGCAGAGTTTTTCCCTCCGCATAACAAAAAGCGTAACGGTCTTGATAGTTGGTGCAGGCAGTGCCGCGCCACATACCGCAATGAAATATGTCGTGGTAAGTTCAGAGCTTCGGTAAGCGATGAACAGCTTAAGCAGATCAAAGCAGAAGTGACAGAGTGTGTTATTTGCGGCGATACCGGAGAGCTTGTTGTTGATCATGACCACACAACCGGGAAAGTACGCGGTATGCTCTGCAACCACTGCAACCGTGGCCTAGGCCACTTCAGGGACAGTCCCATGCTACTTGAATTTGCTGCGCAGTACTTGTACGCATCGGTAGATGCGCCGGAATGGGATCAATACTTGGCGACGCACGGAACGGAGTTGGGGTGCTGAAATGGATGCGACGCTCCTATGGAACACCCTCCTGACGGTGCTATTGGGCGTGGTGGCGTTCTTCATGGCCGCTAAGTTCCGTGAACTTGACCGCTTGAGCATTCTGTTGAACAGGACGCGCGAGGAAGTTGCCCGGGACCATCTCACCCGCGCAGAGTTCCGTCAAGACATGAAAGAGCTGCTCGAACGCTTTGACAGGCTCGAAGTCAAGATCGACAATCTACGGGTCAAAACCCTCTGACCCAGGAGCATTCATGAAAAAACTCCCCGAAGCCGCGCCGCAGCACGTGCCTGAGCCTGCTGGTGAGAGTCGGTCCAAGCCGAAGCCCTCTTCGCCGTCAAAGCGGCGTCCGCTGCCTGAGGCTGCTCCGCAGCACATGTCCGAGCCCGCAGGGCCGTTCAAGAAGGCCAAGGGCGGCATGATCAAGAAATACGTCAATGGTGGCGTAGTAACCCGGGCCGACGGTTGCATAACCAAGGGCCCTACCAAAGGAAGGATGGTGTGAGATGATGATGAAGAAGCCCCCGATGTCCGCCAAGATGCCCCCCAAGGCGAAAGGCAAGAAGGAACTCCCGCCCTTCATGAAGAAGGACGGCAAAGCCAAACCCAAGAAGATGATGGGCGGCGGAAGCTGCAAGTGAGGTAGAGATGGTACGCCCCAACTACGCCAAAGATGCGGCGTCGACTCCTGGCGCGAAAAGGCTCCGGCAGGAGCTGGCGGGCGTTCTTGAGCCCAAGAAACCGCGCTGGAAGTCGGAGTACAAGGGGCCCGATCCCGACCGTCAAAAGATCGACGGGAAAGCGGTTGTCAGCCGTGAGGAACTCGCGGACTTCCAGCGGCAGTACGGCGCTGCCAAGACGCTGCGCGATCTGTTGAATGCGGACGCGACCGGTAAGCTGCCTGCGCGTGTTGGTGCGGGCGCAGGTCGCGGTGCAGCCGAAGGTCGCAAGGCAACGGACCGCGATACCGCCCCGATGCGTAGTGAGAGCCCCTACAACGACCCGTCAAGGGCGAAGGAAGGGGCGGCTGCGCGCCGTCGAGAAATGATGCGGGACCCGGGCCGTGACGCCATCGAACCTATGCTTGGCCCCGAGACGGGTCTTGCCGCGCTTGGAAGAGCGGGAGCTGGTGCGCTGATGCGTGGTCTGGCAGGTGCGTTTGGGCGTCGTGCCGCACCTAAAGCCGCCGATGACCTTGTGGAACCCGTTGGCGATTTGACGCCGCAAGGTCGTGTCTTTCGCAGTGCGCGGCCTGACGCAGAAGCCGCCAAGCAAGCGGAGTACATGGAGCGCATCTCCGAGCGAGGCCTGAAGAAGGGCGGCTCAACCAAGTCCTACGCCAAGGGCGGCAGCGTTCGTGGTGCTGGGTGCGAGACGCGTACCAAGAAGACGAGGTACGTCTGATGCGCGCATCCCGTGGCATGGGGTGCATCAACCCCGCCAAGATGCCCAAGGCGAAAGTCTCGGGCTACGCCAAGGGCGGCGAGAGCCGTGTCAACGCGGCGGGTAACTACACCAAGCCCGGGATGCGAAAGTCGTTGTTCGAGAGCATCAAAGGACAGGCAACGCAAGGTACTGCCGCAGGACAGTGGAGCGCCCGTAAGGCGCAACTGCTTGCCAAGCAGTACAAACAACGCGGTGGCGGGTATAAGTGAAAGCCCCCCAAAAGTCCCTGAAGGATTGGACCGCACAGAAATGGCGGACCAAGTCAGGAAAGCCGTCGTCAAAGACGGGGGAGAGATACCTCCCGGAAGCAGCGATCAATGCTTTGTCTCCTGCTGAGTACGCGGCGACAACCAAGGCCAAGCGTCAAGGCAAGGCCAAGGGCCAACAATTTGTGGCGCAGCCCAAGGGCGTAGCCCGAAAGACGGCGAGATTTAGATGACTACCTCCGGCACCACGACATTCAACCTCGACCTCAACGAAGCGGTCGAGGAAGCCTTCGAGCGCTGTGGTGCTGAGTTGCGCACGGGTTATGACTTGCGCACGGCGCGGAGATCGCTGAACCTGCTGTTCGCAGACTGGGCGAACCGTGGTGTGAACATGTGGACGTTCAACCAAGCGGTCATCAACCTGACCCAAGGCGTCAACACGTACCCCTTGCCCTCTGACACCGTCGACCTCCTCGAACACGTCATCAGGACCGGTGCAGGCAACGTCAGTACGCAGGCTGACCTGACCATCACGCGCATTTCGATCTCTACCTACTCGTCCATCCCCAACAAGCTCCAGCAGGCGCGGCCCATTCAGGTACTGGTGAACCGGAACTCCGATGCGACGTACCCTGCGGGCAGCAGCTACTCGCCGGGGGCAACGGCTTCACCGAGCATCACCGTGTGGCCCACTCCGGACCAGACCGGCGTCTACCAGTTCGTCTACTGGTACTTGCGACGCATTCAAGACGCGGGTGCAGGCGGTGGCTACACGCAGGACATCCCCTTCCGCTTCCTCCCGTGTCTGGTCTCCGGTTTGGCGTACTACTTGGCCCTCAAGATCCCCGGCGCGATGGAGCGTCTGCCGGTGCTGAAGGAGCAGTACGACGCGGATTGGGACCGTGCCAGTTCAGAGGACCGCGAGAAGGCAGCAGTGCGGTTCGTCCCAAGGCAACAATTCATCTCCTGAGTTGTCATGTCTAACCGCTTCGCAAACGGAAGAAAGGCGTTCGGCTTTTGCGATGTCTGTGGCTTTCGTTTTGACCTGAAGCGACTGAAAAACCTCGTCGTCAAGACGAAAGAGACACAGATCAAGGCTTGTCCGCAGTGCTGGACGCCGGATCAGCCGCAGTTGCAGTTGGGCATGTACCCAATTGCAGACCCACAGGCTATCAGAGACCCACGCCCGGACACCAACACTTGGTTCCAGTCCGGTGTCAACGCGTTGAACAACGTCAGCGAAGGGATGCTGGTCATCCAGTGGGGTTGGGCCCCGATTGGCGGTGCGAGAGACTTCACTGACCCGTTGACTCCCAACGCGCTTGTCGGCGTTGGGCAGGTCGGTCAAGCCACCACAGCAAATCTCACCACGGACCCGTATTTCTCAATGGTGAAGCTGCTGCTGCACATGGACGGCACCAGCGGCTCGACGACGTTTGTGGACAATTCGCCCGTTGGCTACACGATGACGGCGTTTGGTAACGCCCAGATCGACACATCCAATGTCAAGTTTGGGACTGGGAGCCTAATCTGCGACAGTACCGGCGACTACCTTCAAATCAACTATCTTGATAAAGGCTTCATCACTGCTCTTGCGACGGAGCCGTGGACCGCAGAGCTGTGGGTATACAGCAACACTTACAACAGTATCAGGTGGAACAGCTCAAGCGCTACGCAGTTTTCGCTCGGAGCCTATAACGGGTTTTCTGCGGACTTTTTACTTGCACCAATTACAGGGGCTAATCTCGTAACTACAAACTATGCGATGCCCACTTTTTCGTGGAACTTTGTCGCGGTAGTCAACGATCCGGTGACGGCCACAATGCGGCTTTACATCAACGGCGTCGAAGTTGCAAGCCAAACAAACAAGCCGATGACCACGATGGCTCGTGTTTCAAATTCAGGAAATACATCGTTCAACGGTAACATCGACGATGTCCGTATCACTGTAGGCGTTGCCCGCTACACCACCAACTTCGCGCCGCCTACTGCGCCATTCCCAAATTCGTAAGTCAGCGGTATCATTCACGCGGGCGCAGCCCGAAGGAGTTCAAGATGAAAGACGCGATGAAGGCTCTCAAGGCGCATGCCAAGAAGCCCGCCAGCAAAGCCCACGGGCCCGGTGCCAAGCTCGCCATGGGCGGCATGGCGAAGTACAACCAGGGCGGCGTCACCACGGAAATGGCGCAGGATATGGGCCGCAACATGGCCCGCGCACGCAACCAAGGCCCGGTCGGGCGCAAGAAGGGGTAAACCCATGATGAAGGCCAAACCGGTCCCTACGCCCGTTGTGGGCGTCGCTGAGCGCACTCCCCCGCGCCTTGTTGTCGGTGCTGAGTCGACCGCCCCCTGCCCGCCTGCCAAGACCTCCGGGATCAAGGTCCGGGGTGGCAAGGCTCAGACCAAGGGCTTCATGGCCCGAGGACCGATGGCGTGAACTACACCCAGCTCAAGACCGCTGTTGAGGATAGCGTCGAGAACACGTTCACGGACGTGGACTTTGCCACGCTGACGAAGCTGGCCGAGAACAAGATCTACAACAGCGTCCAGCTACCGTCGCTGCGGAAGAACATGACCGGGGACCTGAGCGCGGGCAACCAGTACCTCGCCGCCCCCAACGACTTCTTGTCGGTCTTCTCCTTGGCAGTCTTCCCCGCAGCAGGCGGTGAGTACACGTTCCTGCTGAACAAGGACGTCAACTTCATTCGGGAGTCGTACCCGAACCCGGCGACGACGGGCGTGCCGCGCTATTACGCGCTCTTCGGCCCGGTGTACAACCTGCCGACCGAGCTGACGTTCATCCTGGGCCCGACACCTGTGGCGGGGTACAAGGCGGAGCTGCACTACTTCTACTACCCCGAGAGCATCGCTACTGCGGGTACGTCATGGATTGGCGACAACTTTGAGTCGGTGCTGTTCAACGCGGTCATGGTTGAAGCGGGTCGGTTCATGAAGGAAGAGGCGGACATCATGACGATGTACCAGAACCAGTTCAATGAGTCGTTCCTGCTGCTCAAGAACTTGGGTGACGGCAAGAACCGCATGGATGCCTACCGCAGTGGCCAAGTACGGAATCCGGTGAAGTAAATGGCTATCCTCCAAGGCATGTGTTCGTCGTTCAAGCAGGAGTCTTGGCTGGGCGTCCACGACCTCGACACTGACACGCTGAAGCTCGCGCTCTACACCGCTGCGGCTGATCTGAGTCAGGCTACGACCGCGTACAACGTGGCAACAGCAGGGCAAGTGACCGGTACCGGCTACAACCCTGGCGGTATCCCCCTCGTCAATGTCCAAGTCCTCCTCTCCGGTACGACGGCCTACGTCACGTTCAACAATCCCGTGTGGTCAGGGGCATCCTTTGTCTGCCGGGGCGGGCTGATCTACAACGAGACCAAGGCCAACCGCGCTATCGCGGTGCTGGACTTCGGTGCGGACAAGACGGCGTCAGGTACTTTCACCATTCAACTCCCTGCGGCAACAGCCGCTTCCGCGCTGTTGCGCTTTGCATAAGGAACTCATCATGTTGAACAAGTCTAAGGCTGGCGGCGTCTTCAAGATCGCTTGCTACGACCCTCAAGGTAATCTGAAGTGGGAGACGCAGTCTCACAACCTCGTTGTAAACGAGGGGCTGTTCTACATGAACGAAGCGGCCTTGGGTGGTGGTTCTCAGATCACTACTTGGTATATCGGCCTGTACGGTGCGGCCTCGTCCAACAACCCCGCTGCGGGTAACACGATGGCCAGCCACGCGGGCTGGACGGAGGAGACGGGGTACAGCAATGCCACACGCCCCACTTGCACGTTCGGTACGGCTACGACGGCAGACCCTTCGGTGATCGACAACACGGGCTCCCCTGCTTCGTTCAACATCAACGCTTCCGCCACGATTGGCGGTGCGTTCTTGACGTCTAATGACACCAAGGGCGGGACGACGGGAACGCTCTTCTCGGCAGCGGATTTTGCCGCGCCGGGTGACCGAACGGTGACTAGCGGGGACACATTGAATGTATCGTATACCTTCAGCCTCGATGCTGCTTGATCTTCAACAACTCTGAAAAAGGCACCCGTCTAGGCGGGTGTTTTGCTTTCAAGCCATGATCAAAATTGACTTCTCCTTCGACACTCCTCACGGCAAGTTTGCTGACGCTCTTCATCTGCCTGACGATCACGGTTTCAGCGAAGCTGAGATTGAGGCGATGAAGGAGCAGCGCCGAGACAATTGGATTGCCGTGGTGACAGCGCCGCCTGTTGAGGCTGAGCCTGAGCCAGAGTACATCGAGATTGACGGTGTTCGCTACGTGAAGGCGTAAGAGATGGCTGACAGGTACTGGGTTGGTGGTACAGCAGCTTGGGATGGCACTGCCGGAACCAAGTGGTCAACTACGTCTGGCGGCGGTGGCGGGGCAAGCGTTCCTACCAGCGCTGATGATGTGTTCTTCACGAATCTGTCCTCCGGCACCTGCACCATCTCCAGCGGCAACACTGGTGCCAAGTCCATCAACTGCACAGGGTTTACGGGGACGTTGGCAGGTAATGCCGTCATTATCGTCTCTGGTAGCGTCACGCTTGATGCGGGCATGACGTTTACTTACAACGGTACGATGACGCTGAATGGTACAGGAACCTTGACCAGCGCAGGCAAGACGTTTGGTCCTGTTAATATCAGTGGTAGCGGTATCACGGTGACATTGGGGGGTGCGCTGAATATTGGCGGTAATACACTTACTGTGACTCAAGGAACCCTTGATACTGCAAACTATAATCTCACAGCATCTGTTATTTCTTCAGCCAACAGCAATGTCCGAACTATTACTCTGGGTTCGTCTACACTTACTTTAAGTGGCTCTACTCCTATAGGATTTTCAACAAACACAAATCTTACTTTTAACGCGGGAACTTCTACAATTAATGCAACAGCGGCGGGTCCGACTATTGCTGGCGGCGCTGCTTCTGCTACAGGGGTTACGTTTTATAATGTAGCATTTGCGGCGGGTGGCTCTGGAATTGATATTAGAGGTATCAATACATTTAATGATTTTACAGTAGCCGCACAGGCGTCCGCAGGCGTCCGTCAAGTCACCTTCGACTCCCGCCAAACCATCAACGGCACCCTCTCCACCAGCGGCACCGCAGGTAACCGCAGAGTCTGGTTCAGAGGCGTCACCTACGGCATCGCCCAAACCCTCACCATCAACGCCACACCGAGCCTGACCGACGCAGACTTCCGAGACATCTACGTCATCGGCACAGCCGCGCCCATCAGCGGCACGCGTGTTGGCGACTTGAGAGGCTGCAGAGGCATCACCTTCGACACGCCGAAGACGGTGTATTGGAACTTGGCTGCTGGCGGCAACTGGTCTGCCAACGCTTGGGCTGCAAGCTCTGGTGCTGGTGTCAGCACAGACAACTTCCCATTGGCGCAGGATACCGCTGTCATTGAGAACACGGGGTTGAATACGTCGGCTACGGTGACGATAGATTCCGCGTTTTCATACACTGGTGCGCTGTCAACGCAGACAAGAACAAATGCTTTTACATTGGGTGGCAGTAACTCAATGACATTTTATGGGGATTTGACGCTATCCTCCGCCGTCACATTAAGCTATAACGGCACAATAACATTCTCAGGCCGCAACATCCAAACCGTTACCAGCGCTGGGAAAGCTTTTAACAGCAATTTGGTAATTGACTCGTATGGAGGCAGGGTTGAGCTTGGAGATGCGTTTAGTGTTTCTGGTAACAACCTCACCATCACCAACGGCACCTTCGACACCAAGAACTACAACGTCACCGCAGGCTCTCTGGCGTCCAGCAACAGCAACGTCAGGGCGATAACATTGGGGTCGAGTACGGTGACGTTGAGTGGAACAGGAGTTGCTTTTAATACATCTGTCATAGTAAACTTGACATTTAATGCGGGGACATCGCAATTAAATATGTCTTCGACGGCTTCCAATATAACCTTAGATGCCGGTGGACTGACACTTTATAATGTGTCTTTTACAGGAGCTTCCTCAAGTTTGCTTACCCACAGCGTAATAGGTACAAATACATTTAATAATTTAACATTAACTGCCTCCACTTCTGCTGGTTTAACACAATTAGCTTTGGTTGGAAACCAAACCATCACCGGCACCCTCACCGTCGCCGGTGCCACAGCCGTCCGTCGCATCTTCGTCCGCTCCAACACCCTCGGCACCACCCGCACCCTCACAGTCGGCACGCTCAGTGCCGACGATTGCGACTTCCGCGACATCACCATTGCAGGCACCGCAGCAGGCTCTTCTCCGACCCGTGCAGGCGACTGTGGCGGCAACAGCGGCATCACCTTCCCTGCGGCGAAGACGGTGTATTGGAACCTTGCAGGGGCGCAGAACTGGTCTGCAACGGCTTGGGCACCGGGCTCTGGAGGCAGTCCAGACATCAACAACTTCCCGTTGGCGCAGGACACGGCTGTGTTTGACAACACTGGCTCTGCTGGGACGGTGACGGTTCAGACGTTCAACGTAGGCACACTTGATACGTCGACCCGCACGACGGCTATGACGCTAAGCGTGGGGCTAGGGCAAAACCCAACTTTTTACGGGTCTTTGACTTCTGGAACTGGCCTCACTTTTGGTGGCGCTCGAACAGTGTTTTTATCTGGGAGAACCACGCAGACCATTACCAGCAACGGCGTTTCTTTTGGCGGCTGGGGCTTTACAATAGATTGTGACGTTGGGACTGTTCAATTAGGGGACGCTCTTGATTTATCGGCAGCTACGACCCTGACGCTCACATCTGGCACATTTGATGCTGTGACGTACAACGTCACGACAGGTCTTTTTTCTCAGAACACAAATATAGGTACTATATTAAAAATGGGGTCTGGTACATGGACGTTATCAGGCACTGGTTCAGTTTGGAATTATCAAACTACTGCTCCCCCAACAGCTTTCTACAAAGGTACTGCAGACATCGTTCTGTCCGACACCAGCACCACCGCCCGCACCTTCGCAGGCGGCGGTCTCTCCTACAACAAACTCACCATCGGCGGCACCACCGGCACGTCCACTCTCACCATCACCGGCAACAACCAATTCACCGAACTCGCCTCCACCAAAACCGTAGCCCACACCATTGCCCTTGGCACCACAACGCAGACCTTCGGCAAATGGACGGTGACGGGTACAGTAGGCAACGTCGTCACCCTCACCGGCACAGGCACTGCCCACATCCTCGCTGGAGCTTGCACAGACAGCATTGACTACCTTGCTATGGGCAGCATTGGCTTTGCTGCCACAAGCCCTGGTGAGTTCTACGCTGGTGCCAACAGCACAGGCACGGCGGCAGCGCCTGTTTACCGCACAGCCAAGCCTGCTGACAGCACGCGCTATTGGGTTGGTGGCACAGGCAACTGGAGCGACACCGCTCGTTGGTCTACGTCGTCTGGCGGCGCTTCTGGCGCTGCTGTGCCACGCAGCCATGATGATGTTGTCTTCGACAGCCTGTCCAACGCCACAGCCTACACAGCCACGGTGAACGCTGTCACTGGCGGCATTCGCTGCAAAGCCCTCACCATTGCAGGCCCGTTGGTGGGCAACGTGACGCTGGCAGGCAGCACAGCTATTGTTGGCATTCACGGCAACGTGACGCTGCCTGCGACGGGGTTGACGCGGACGTACACAGGCGCTATCACGCTGTCAGGGTCTACGTCGGGGTTGACGTTGACGACTAATGGCGTTGCGTTGGCATCGTCCATTACGCTGGATGGGGTTGGGTGTGAATGGGTGTTGGGTAGTGCTTTAGATTTGAGCACAGTAGGGGGCTTTACGTTAGTTAATGGAGTTTTTGATTGTGTAACGTACAATTTGACATGTGGGGGAATTACCTGCAGTTCTTCTAATATAAGAACCTTTGACTTTGGGTCCGGGACTATAACGACTTCTGGTAGTAGTGGCGCATTTGCGTTTGGAACTACGGAAACTACATCTGCTGATCTTACGATTGTTGCCGGAACTGCGCAAATTAACTGCACTGGAAGCAACCCAACCTTTTCAGGAAATGGCAAAACCTTCTATAACGTTGCATTTACTAACACATCCGCAGGCACCGTCACCCTCAACGGAGCCAACACCTTCAACGACCTGTCCTTCACCGGCATCACCTCTACTGGCTTGAAGATCATCAGCGTCACAGCCAACCAGACCATCACAGGCACCTTCACCTGCTCAGCAGGCACCAACGCCACGAGGCGTCACATCGTTCGCTCTAACATCATCGGCACCACACGCACATTGACCTGCGCGGCTGTCAGCCTCACTGACGTTGACTTCAGAGACATCACCATAGCCGGTGTAGCAGCGCCAGCAACGGGGACACGCATTGGCGATTGCAAGGGCAACAGCGGCATCACGTTCACGGCTGCGGCGAACAAGTATTGGAACCTTGCTGCTGGCGGCAACTGGGGCGGCTCTATCGGCTGGGCTACGTCAAGCGGCGGCACACCAAACATCAACGACTTCCCGTTGGCACAGGACACCTGCTTTTTTGAAGCTACAGGGCTGAACAGCGGAGCCACCATCACCGTCAACCAAGACTACAACATCGGCACCATCGACATGTCGGCTAGGACGACGAATACGATGACGTTGGGGGCGGCGGCGGGGGCCACAATCTACGGCAACTGGATCAATGGTACAGGCACGACGTTGACGGGAACTGGCACATTGATTTTTGTGGGCCGTGGTAGTCAAACAATAACTAGCGCCGGAAAGATATTTACACAAGGTTTTACCATTGACAATCCTACAGGTTCTGTGACGCTACAAGATGCCTTTCAAACAAATTTTAATTCAGCAACTGCACTAATAATAAGTGCTGGAACGTTTAATGCAGTTACATACAATGTGACGCTATCTGGAGCTACTTCGTCGTTGCGTTCGTTTACTTCAAGCACAAGAACCGTTGGCATAGGTTCAGGAACATGGACTATTGCGGGTTCAGGAAATGCGGTGGACGCGAGTACCTCCACCAACCTCACCGTCACCGGAACCGGCACCATCAGCCTCACCTCCGCATCAGCCAAAACCTTCGCAGGCGGCAGCGCCTCCTACAGCGGCATCACCCTCAACCAAGGCGGCGCAGGCACTCTCACCATCAGCGGCAACAACACCTTCGCCAACATCACCAACACCTACAAGGCCACTGGTGCCACCACCATCGCCTTCGGCACCACAACGCAGCGTGTAGGCAATTTCACCGCTGCTGGTGAAGCCGGAAGAGTGTTGACGCTGACGGGTACGTCTGCCGCCTCCCCTGCGACGCTGGTGCTAACCTCGGGCACGGTGACCACGCCTGACTACCTGACGATCACCGGCATCCGCGCCTACGATCTGAACACCACGTGGTACGCCGGGGCCAACTCGACCAACAACGGCTCGCTGGGCTGGCTGTTCGAGGCCGCAGGCGGCACGACGTTCAACGTCTCCTTCTCCGACACCGCCACGGGCGACGATGCGCTAAGTGCGGCGTGCATTTTCCTTTCTGCAACTTCTGAGAGCGCTACCGGCTCTGATACGGCAACTGTTGCTGGCTCAACGTTCAACACACTACTGAGCGAAACAGCTACCGGTCAGGACACAACGTCTGCCACGGCGACCTTCAACGCCTCGTTGACCGACACCACCACTGGTTCAGACACCATTTCCGCAGGCCTTGTGTTCGCCGTATCGCTTTCCGACACCGCTACGGGTGCGGATGCCATTTCCGCAGGGCTTGTGTTCGCTGTATCACTCTCCGACACGGCCACAGGTGCGGATACCTTCAGCGCAGTTGCAACGCTCGGCGCCGCCTTCTCTGACACCGCCACGGGTGCGGATGCTTCGTCGGTAGTCGCGTCTGTTTTCGGCGCCCAAACCGCTGAAACTGCTGGTATACAAGATACGCTTACCGTTACGGCGAGTCTTAGCGTTGCTCTTTCTGACGCGGCATCTCTTGTAGATTCTCCCACTACCCTGGTGGACTTCACGTCATCATTTGCCGACACCGCCGTAGCGTCCGATGGGATTGCCGCTGGGTATGCAGTTCTAACGGTTGTTTCTGAATCGGCTACAGGTGCTGATGCTTTCGTTGTCGCTGCGTCGGTCTTTACCCCCAGCTTCACGGATACAGTAACAGGCACTGACGCAGTTGTAGTTCTCGCGTCGTCGTTTAGCGCCGAGGTTTCGGACATCGTTGTAGGTACGGACGCGCCAGATGCAGCGGGTTCGGTCTTCGGTTCGAGCCTGTCTGACACGGCAACCCTTTTCGATCTGCCCTCGGTAGCGGCCTCGGCCTTCGGCGCGGCGCTCAGTGATACGGTCACGGGTGCGGATGCTCCTGCGGCGGTGGTGATCTTCCCGGTGTCTTTTTCGGACACCGCCACGGGCGCGGATGCCCTCGCCGCGCAGATGTCCTTCGCCACGTCCCTCAGCGAGACGGCAACGCTCAGCGACACCGCCGCCGTAGCAGCGTCGATCTTCAATCCAGCAGTGCAGGAGCTTGCCCTGGCACTGGATATCCCGGCTGTTGCGGCGTCGACCTTCGGTGCGGTCTTGAACGAGACGGTGCAGGCGCAGGATGTACCTGCGGCACTGATGGTGTTCCCGGTGTCTTTCTCCGACACGGCTACAGCCGCCGATGCGCTGGCCGCGCAGATGGTGTTTGCCACGGCTGTGGCCGAGCTTGCAACGGGCTCCGACGCTACCTCCGTGCTCGTCATCTTCGTCTCTTCGGTCAGTGAGACGGCCTCGGGGCTTGACGCCCCTGCTGTCGCAGCGTCGACCTTCAACGCGAGCTTCAGCGCCTCGGCGATTGGGCAGGGCACTCCTGCCGTGGCCGGTTCGACCTTCAATGTCTCGCTCAGCGAGACCGGCGCGATCACCGACGTCGTCGTTGGGGGCTACCTCTGGAATCCGATAGATGACACCCAGAGCGCAAACTGGCAGAATGTGGTAGATGCGCAGTCTGCGGGCTGGACGAGCGTGAACGACGCGCAGTCTGCGGGTTGGGTACAAGTCACCGACGCGCAGTCCCCGGGATGGGTGCAGATCAACGACGCGCAGGGCCCGAACTGGGTCGAGATCCAAACTTGAGGTCATCATGACGACGTTCACCACGAATCTGCGACTGACCCAGCCTGCCTTGAGTTCTACAGGTTGGGGTACGACGGTCAACAACGGGATCACGGCGCTGGTGGATGTGGCGGTTTCCGGTGTTGAGACTGTCGACGTTACGGCAGGCAATGTGTCGATGACCATTGACGACGGCGCACAAAGCGTAAACGATGCCCGCAACATGTTTATTGTTGTAGGGGGTACGCTCCCCGCAAACCGCACGGTCACGGTCCCTACCAACAGCAAGCTGTATTTTGTTCATAACAACACCTCTGGCGCTTACACGCTTTCTTTTCAGGCCACCGCAGGTGTGCTCGTCCCGCAGGGAAAGAAGGTGCCGTTATACAGCGACGGTACAGACATCCTTTACGCCTTTGACCACCTTGGGTCGCTGACCCTTGGAACCGCTCTTGCCGCGACCTCTGGGGGCACTGGGCAGAGCAGCTACGCTGTGGGCGATCTGCTGTACGCGGGCACAACCACGACGCTTGCCAAGCTCGCCAGTGTTGCCACGGGCAACGTGCTGCGTGCCGGGGGTGTGGGTACCGCGCCTGCTTGGGGCAAGGTCGACTTGACGACGGACGTGACTGGGGTGTTGCCGGCGGCGAACGGGGGGACGGGGCTGTCGGTGTTCCCTGCGCCTGGGACGCTGGGAAATGTGCTGTATTCGGACGGGACGGATTGGACGGCGGCAGACCTGTCGACGCTTGTCCCTGACGCCTCAGATACCGCTAAGGGTGTCGTCGAACTCGCCACCACGGCAGAGGTGCAAACGGGCACCGACACGACGCGAGCGATTACGCCTGCTGGGCTGCGGGGCGGGGCTTTGGTGCGGATGACGGCGCAGCCTACGACATCTGGAACGTCGATCACTTTTACCGGTATTCCCTCGTGGGTAAAGCGCATTACGGTGATGTTGTCTGCGGTAAGTACTAGCGGATCTAATAACTTGCTTGTTCGTATTGGGGATTCTGGCGGGATTGAAACTACCAGCTACGCCTCTTGTGCGCAGCTTGGTGCTGGGGCGGCTACAGATACGACAGGTTTCATCATAACTAGGACAATCCTTAGCACTTCTACTACTTCTGGTATGGTAGTATTGACAAATATAGACGGTAATACTTGGACAATGTCTGCAAACATATTTGAAACTGCCGGATCTACTACTTCTTCTGCGGGCGTCAAAACACTATCTGACGTATTGACACAACTAAGTTTTACTAATGTGAATAGTGCAGATACTTTCGACGCTGGCTCCGTTAATGTCATGTACGAGTAACCCATGAACGCCCTCGCCGTCGCGTTGCTGCTCGCAGTGGCTCCTGCCCCCATAGCGGAGTACCGTGAAGGCGATGCGCGAGTGGAACTCTACGCCGAGGCAGGCCCCTGCGTAGGGAGCGCTCGGTGGGCGGTGTACCTCCAACCCCCGGTGCGTGTGCCAGGGTGCTGGCTTTGGGTGGGAGAGTCTGTTCAAATCGCGTGGCTGGACGGGGACTTCAGCAAAGTTCCTGCACGTGTGTTTCGTAAGCCGGAGTTGCTCTGATGGAACCGATTGATCTGAAGACCTTGAAAGCCCAGGCAGAGGTCGAACTCAACCGCCTGGAGGCCCAGGCTACGGCCAAGGAAGTTGCCGCCAAGGCCATAGGCAAGACGGCCATCATCTGGATCTTCCTGCTGGTGCTGGTCGGCGTGGTGTCGTCAGCCTTCCTCGCATCCGAAGCGCTGCCTGCTGTCATCGGCCTTGTGGCAACCGCCACGATGGCTCTGATCCAGATGGTCAACGGCATCGTCAACGAGACCAAGAAGGAAGAGAAGCCTGAGATCACCATCATCAAGGAGCTGATCGACCGACTGGACAAGCCTGAGCGGCAGGAGCCGCCCATGAAGGTCAATGTGGAAGGTGACAAGGTCACTGTTCAGCGTGGCGATGATGTGATCACGACCAAGGGGTAAACATGCTGAGTCTTTTCTCCACCCTCGGCGGCTTGCTCATCAGCGGCCTACCCAAGCTCCTTGAGTTCTTCCAGAACAAGAGCGATCAGAAGCACGAACTTGCACTGACCCGCGTCCAGATGGAGCGCGAGTTGCAGCTCGCGGCTCAGGGATATGCCGCCCAAGCCAAGATGGAGGAGATCCGCACTGAGCAGGTAGCGATGCAGACTGAGGCGCAGATGACCGAAGCTGCGCTCAAGCATGACGAGAAGGTGTTGGAGAAAGCCAGCCGCTGGGTTGCAAACTACGTGGGGACCGTGCGCCCCACGGTGACCTACATCTTCATCATTGAGCTTGTGCTGATCAACGCTGCGCTGACGCTCTATGTCTGGAAGCACCCTGGCCTGATCCAAAGCGTTGACGACCTGATCCGCGTGACTGCGATCATTTTCAGCGAGGACGAGATGGCGATGTTGGGCGGGATCATCGGGTTCTGGTTCGGCAGCAGGCAGTGGAGCAAGAAGTGAAGGTGAGTCCAGAGGGGAGTGCTTTGATGCACAGGTATGAGGGCTACAGGACAAAGCCCTACCTGTGCCCTGCGCACATCTGGACTATTGGCTACGGCCATGTCTTGTATCAGGATCAGATCCGTCTACCTATGGTTCGGAAGGATGAATATGCCGGGCTCATCAGGAAGGAATACCCCCTCAAGCCAGAAGACAACCGTGTCTGGTCCAAGGAAGAGATCGAGAAACTATTCTCGATGGATGTCGCTGCTTTTGAACGAGGTGTTCTTCGTCTGGTTCCCGGCTGTGTTGGTCATCAAGGGCGCTTCGACGCTCTGGTCAGTTTTTCGTTCAACGCAGGGCTAGGCAATCTACAGCGTAGTCAGATCCGCATGAAGGCCAACCGTGGGGATATTGGAGGTGCCGCTGATGCGTTCATGCAGTGGACAAAGGGTGGCGGTAGGGAACTCCCGGGTCTTGTCAAGCGGCGCAAAGATGAGCGTGCGCTGTTTCTGAGGTAACACCATGCCGCTGAAAGCGCTACGCCTCAAGTCCGGTATCTTCCGGGAGAACACGCGCTACTCCGCAGAAGGCGGATGGTACGAGTGCGACAAGGTGCGCTTCCGCTCGGGGCAACCTGAGAAGATCGGCGGCTGGCAGCAGGTCAGCAACGACCAGTTCCTCGGCTATGCACGGGCGCTCTGGCCTTGGGATGTCTACCTCGGTCTGGGCACCGAGGTTAAGTACTACATCTACTACGGCGCGTACTACGACATCACGCCAATTGACACCTATGCGCTGACCAACCCGTTCAGTGCGGTTGACGGCTCTGCCGTCATTACCGTGGCGCACACCAGTCACGGTCGGCTTGAAGGGGACTACGTTCAGTTCGACAACGTCACAGGCCTTGGCGGCAACATGACGCAGGCTGTGCTTGAGCTGGAGTACCAAGTAGCCACGGTCATCAACGCCAACAGCTACACGTTCAACGCTCGGGACCCGAGCACGGGCGCCCCCGTGCTGGCGAATGCTACAGACCAATCACCGGGCTCTCCCGGCGGCGGCTCCGTCACGGCGCAGTATCAGCCCAACATCGGCACGCCGATTCAGTACCCACCTCCGGGTATTCTTACGGGCTGGGGCGGCGGCACTTGGGGCAGCGGCGTCTGGGGTGGCAGCTTGACGCCTTTCGTACCTACGCAGATCAACCTGTGGAACCACTACAACTTCGGCGAGGATTTGATCTACGGACCGAAGGGCGGCGGGGTGTACTACTGGGACGCTTCGGCGGGGTTTACCGCACGAGGCGTCAACATCTCCACGCTTGTCGGTGCTAGTGACACGCCTTCTGCGGCCTTGTTCCGCGCCGTCTCCGACGCTTCTCGCTTCGTGTTGGTCTTCGGCACGACGGACTACGGCTCCTCGGCGCTCAACCCGATGCTGATCCGCTGGTCGGATCAGGAGACAGCAGCCAACTGGACCCCGGCGGCGACGAATCAGGCCGGAAGCCTGCAACTGTCCCGGGGCTCCGAGATTCGCGCCGTGGCGCAGACTCGGCAGGAGTTCCTCGTCTGGACAGACATCGCGCTGTACTCACTCCAGTACCTCGGCCCGCCCATCGTGTGGGGTTCGCAGATCCTCGCGGACAACATCACCATCGTCAGCGACCGTGCATGGGCAGTGGCGGCGGGCGTCACCTTCTGGATGGGGGATGAGAAGTTCTACATGTTCGACGGGCGCGTGCAAACGCTCAACTGCGACATCCGCAAGTTCATCTTCGACGACTTCAACGCGAACCAGAACCTTCAGGTCTTCGCCTCTACCGTGGAGCAGTTCAGCGAGGTGTGGTGGTTCTACTGCTCTGCGAACTCCACAATGATCGACCGCTACGCGGTCTTCAACTACGCTGAGCGCATCTGGTACTACGGCTCCTTGGGGCGCACCGCGTGGCTCGACGCCAGCGTCCTCTCCAACCTGCCCATCGCTGCGGACTACAACCGCCGCCTGCTCAACCACGAGACAGGGTGCGATGACGCGTCTA